GATGATTGCCGACACCCCGGCCACCGTGGACTCGACGGGCGTGGGCGACGCGATCGTGGAGCAGCTGCAGGCCAAGTGCCCCCTGGTCGAGGGATTCAAGTTCAACCGGACGAGCAAGCAGCAGCTGATGGAAGGATTGGCCGTGGCGATCCAGCAGGGGCGGATCGGGTACCCTGCCGAGGGCGAATGCAAGCGGTTGATATCGGAACTCGAGATGTTCCGTTATGAATACCATGCAACGGGCGTCCGGTACGAGGCCCCCGCCGGCGAGCACGACGACTGCGTCGATGCCCTCGCCCTTGCGTGGCGATGCCTTGCGTCCGGGCCACAGGCTCCCGTGCTGGACAGCGGGCGGTCGCCCGGGCCGGACGGTGCCGATTGGTGGCAGGATCGGGTCGAGAACGAGGACATGTGGGTATGAGCAATGGCTGACAGCCCGAACCTGATGCACGAGGCCACCATCGGATCCGCCATCCAGGCGTCGCGCCCGATGGCGTACCGCTGCGACCCGCATGAACTGCTCGCCCGCTACGGCATGTGGGTTCACCGATGCGTGACCCTGAACGCCTCGGCTGCCGCGTGCGTCCCGATCCGACTCTACACCGTCGACACCTCCGGCGACATGCGTCGGTACGGCAAGGCCCGCAGCCTCGACGCGGCGACGAAGGCCCACGTTCACGGCCGGCGCGAGGTCGTGCCGTCGCCGTCGGCCAAGGCCGCGATGCGTGGATACGAGGGCGACCTGGTCGAGATCATGGATCACCCGATCCTCGACCTGCTGAACAACATCAACCGCTGGACGGAGGGCTACGGCTATCGCGAGTCGCTGTACGCCGACCTTCAGATCTTCGGCCGCGCGTACACGCTGATCGTGGGCACGGGCGAGCCGGAGGAACTGTGGCGGATGCCGCCGCAGAAGATGAAGATCATCCGCGATCCGGAGGCGTTCGTCGGGGCGTTCCAGTTCGGCGATTCGACCAATCGCGTGAACTACGACCCGGGCGAGGTGCTGTGGTTCCGGCTGTTCGACCCGGTCAATCCGTGGGAGGGCTACGGGCCGCTCGAGGCATGGCTGAAGACCATCGACTCGATGCACCATGTCGCCGCGTTCCAGGACGAGCTCTTCCGCCGTGGCGGTGCCCCCGACTACATCGTGACGAGCAAGCGGGATCTCTCGCAGGAACAGAAGCGATCGTTCCGGCGTGAGTGGCGGCGGCTGTTCGGCCGGCTGTTCCGGCGCGAGGAAACGGTTGGTTTCCTTGGTGGCGAGGACGTGAGCCTGCAGAAGCTGACCGAGTCGCCGCGGGAGCTCGAGTTCACCGCGTCGCAGGATCAGCTGCGTGACACGATCGGCCAGGCGTTCGGCGTGCCCAAGGCCCTGCTCACCGCGGACGACGTCAACCGCAGCAATGCGATGGAGGCGAGCAACGCCCATATGCGGCTGACCATCTGGCCGATGGTGCAGCGGGTGGAGGACGTGCTCAACGAGCAGCTGGTACGCCGGTGGGGCGAGAACCTGTTCATCATGCACGAGAACCCGATCCGCGAGGACGCGACGATCCGGATCGCGGATCGGGCGTCGAAGCTGGCGTCGGGTTGGTCGGTGAACGAGGTGCGTGCGGACGACGGGGCGGAATCGATCGACGACCCGTACGCCGACATCCCGCTGGTGGCGAGCGGCGTCGTTTCTTTGGAGCGGGCGATCGAGCCACCGCAGATGCCGGACTTCGGCTTGGGCGGCCCGGACGAGCCCGACGATCCGGACGACGACGGCGACGATGAGCCGGACGCCCCGGAAGACGACGACGATCCGACCGCCGAGCAGATCGCGGACGAGCTCGAGCGTCGGGGATTCCGGATCGTCGCGCCGGTCACGCTCAACGGCTACTCCGGCTGCGGTTGCGGCAAGGCCCAATCACAGCGTGAGATGTGGCTGAAGGCCGATGTAAGCGGCAAGCCGCGCGAGATCGCCGGCGAGGCGAAGGGCTTGGCCGAGGAACTGGCGGACTTCTTTCGCCTGAAGATCGTGGCGGTGCTGCCGATCTTCGATCGCGTGGTGGTGCCGCCGCCGCTGGACGTGGTCCTGCCTGAAAGCGAGCGTGCCGCCGAGGAGGCCGAGGTGTCGGCGATCGCCGAGCCGCACGTCCGCGAGGCGACCCGCCGCGGCGGCCAGAAGGCACTGGACGAGATCGGGGCGGAGGTAGCGTTCGACCTAGACAACGCCCGCGTGCGTGCGTTCATCGCGGATCAGAGCCGCGTGATCGGCCGGGCGGCGACGGACAGGTGGCGATCGGACATCCGCGAGATCCTGCTGACGGGCACCTCGGAGGGGTTGACCGTCAATCAGATCGCGGATCGCATCCGTGCATCGACCGATCAGGCCGGATGGAAGGCCGAGCGGATCGCCACGACGGAGATCGGGTTCGCGGCGACGGCGAGCCGGGATCAGGCGTACGCCCAATCCGAGATCGTCGTCGGCAAGGAATGGCTGCTCTCAAGCGATGCGTGTCCGCTGTGCGAGGCGATGGCGGCCGACTTCAACGCGGCCGGCGTCGCGCCCGGCGAGTCGTTTCTCAAGACGGGCAGCGTCTACACTTACGAAGGCGGCCCGCCGAACGGCATCAAGATCGACTATCGTGACATTGTCGGCGGCGACGCGCACCCGTACTGCCGATGCACGATCGTTCCGGTGCTGGCGGGCGAGTGATGCAGCGGTGGTACGACGACAAGGCCATGCGAGCGGATCCGTCGCCCATGTCGTGGGTGTCGGTGATCGACGGCGACAAGCAACCGACGCTGATTGCAGTTCAATCGCAGATCTTCGAGCGGATCGAATGCGAATGTCGCAGGATCGTGGGCCGGGAGGGTGTTCTGAAGCGTGACGGCCCCGACTGGCGGTACGAGGTAATCCAGTGAACCGCAAGACCTGCGTGACGAAGATCGACGGCCGCGGCGAGCGTGCCCTGACGGCTAACATTTCGACCATCGCGGTGGACCGCGAGGGCGACGTGTTGCTGCCGTCCGGCATCGACGTGTCGGACTTCAAGGCCAACCCGGTCGTGCTGCTCGGCCACGATGCGTCGGCCCTGCCGATCGGCAAGGCGACGAGCATTCGCAAGACGCCGAGTGCGGTGGTGGCCGACATGGTCTTCGCCGAGCGGCCGGCGGCCCACCCCGACGCGGCCGAGTGGGTGCCGGACACCGTCTACGATTTGTTCAAGCAGGGCGTGCTGAATGCGTTCTCGGTCGGGTTCACGATCGAGAACGCCCGGGCGGCGACCCGCAAGGACATCGACCGCCACGGCGAAGGCGTCCGCAGGGTCATCACCCAGTGGAAGCTGCTCGAGTTCAGCGTCGTCACGATCCCGGCCAACCAGGACGCACTGGTCACCGCGGTCAAGGACGGCCTGCTCGATCGCCGGTCGTTCACTTACGATATGCTGTCCGACGGGTTGGCCGAGCCGGCCGGCCCGATCACCATGCGGCTTGCGTCGCCGCGTGTCCTCTCGGTCGAGGGGACGAAGACGCTTCGCCTCCGCTGAGGGGGCACCCGTGCGACCGCACTCGGTCGCCGCGAGTTCTGACGCCGGACGCAAGTGTCTGGGCGTGGTTCGAGCGGTACCCGTGGGGCGGATCTGATCGGTCACATGGGAATCGCTACCAATGCGATGGGATGCTTTCTGTGGCCAGCTCAAGGAGCTCGGCTACGACGGCCCCACCGATCAGTTCACGTCCGTGACGGCGTGGCTGCGGGATGAGGGCTACAACACCGAAACCGTGGAGGCGGACGGCAAGACGTTCGACCTCCGGGACATGTTCGACAACCGCCCTGGCAAGCCGCTCGACGCGAGCAAGGCCGCGAAGCGTGCCGAGTTCGAGGACGAGGTGGATCGTCGTGTGCGTGAGGCGGTCGCCCGCCTCGAGGGTGCCAAGACCTACAAGGGCGGCGGCGTCGCCCGCGAGGTCAAGCACGAGGTGAAGGTTGGCAACGACCGGCTCACCGACGATCCCCGCGGCGGCTTCAAGTCGGCCGGCCACTTCTACGCCGAGGTCGCCAAGGCCGGCAAGCGTGACGGTGGCGGGATCCCCGACTCGCTGGCCCGCTGGGACCAGGTGAACAAGGGCACCCTCACCGACTACGGCCAGGAGTCCGTCGGTGCCGACGGCGGCTTCGCCGTTCCGTCGGAGTTCCGCGACGCGATCATGTCGAAGGTGATGGGCGAGGACTCGATCGCGGCTCGCTGCGATCAGTACACCCTGACCCGCAACAGCATGGCCGTGCCGGACGACGAGACGACCCCGTGGCAGACCAGTGGCGGCATCCTCGCCAACTGGGAAGGCGAGGCCGGCACCTACGAGCAGAGCAAGCCCAGCCTCAAGCTGAAGGAGCTTCGTCTCCGCAAGCTGACCGCGCTTGTGCCGGTCACCGAGGAACTGCTCGAGGATGCGACCGCCATCGAGGCGTTCGTGTCCCGCAAGGCGGCCGAGAAGCTCGACTTCAAGCTCGGCGAGGCCATCTTCCGGGGCAACGGTGCGGGCCAGCCGCTCGGCTTTCTGAACTCGGACGCTCTCGTCGAAGTCGCCAAGTCCAACGAGCCCGATGGTCAGACTGCCGACACCATCGTTCAGTACAACATCGAGCGCATGTGGGAGCGGATGTACGCCCCGTACCGTGCAAACGCGGTGTGGTTCGTGCATCACACGGTCGAGAAGGAGCTGATGCGGCTTTCGTTCTCGGGCCGCGACGACTCCGGCGACGCGGTGGCGAACTCGAGCCCGATCGGCTCGTACATCGCCCCGGGTGGTCTGGCGAACAGCCCGCTTGGTTCGCTGCTCGGCCGGCCGGTCATCGTCACCCAGCACTGCAACGAGCTCGGCGACGCCGGCGACATCATCTTCGCCGACCTCAGCCAGTACTGGCTCGGCATGAAGGCTGGCGGCATCGATGCTCAGACCTCGATCCACCTCTGGTTCGACCAGGACGCCGTCGCCTACAAGTTCCGGATGCGTGTGGACGGCCAGCCGTGGCTCTCCACGCCGATCGCGTCGCGTGACGGATCGGTGACTCAGACGGCCTTCGTGTCCCTGGCTGAGAGGGCTTGACCATGAGTAGCTCACCCAACGCCAAGTTCACCGAGTACTGCGGCCTGAACGTCTATGACTGGGATCCGGGTGGGACGTCCTATGTGGCGTTCTCCGCCACCTGGCAGTCGCTCGAGGGCGTCGAGCAGATCCTGGGTGTTCTGTTCAGCACCACGGCGCTGATCACGGCAGAATCGCAGCTCAAGATTCAGGTTGCGACCGATGCCTCGGGCAC